GTCAGGCTCTTCGCCTAGTTGCTCACAAAGAAGCAAGTATTTATTTGTATCAAACTTATCGTCAGCCTCTTTTACATAGCGACCTAATAGAGCCTGTATCTGCTCTATTTGGTTCCAGTAAAATTTTCTAGTTCACCCACTGTCTCAGTTACCCAAGTATCGAAGATACTAGAGTTCTTCATAAGAAGCTCTGCGTTATCTGGGGTGAAAACTAGTTCATCGTCGGCGTCTAAGCTTGAGATATCTACCAATAGAAACTCTTCTAGGTAACGATATTTTAGGCCAGACCACCCTTTAATTACTGCGGAACAATATTCAACCATAAACTTGTCTTCATCAAGTACTTCTTCAGGTCGATGGGTCTTTTTATCAAACTTTGTATTTACGCATCTCTTTCTAAGCTTTAGAAGCTCTTCTCGGCCTAGGTAACATAGCTCTATAGTTAAGCCCTTGTACCCAGAGAAATCAATTGATACGGTCTTGCTTGGTGTTAAAAGACTTGCTAAAGAAATAGGTGAATCAGTCATAAATAGTGTTCCTTAAATATTGGGTTATAATTTTTATACTACATAGTATACTGAACAGGAGGAGAAAAGTCAAGAGTTATTTTTTAGTAGGGGAAAGTAAAAACCCGCCGAAGCGGGTTTTTGTAGTACTTAGAGAGCTTAAGCGCCTGTATAAGTAATAACTACTTCGTTAGTTCCACCGATTGTACTCGGTAATGCATGGAACGAAGTCTCTACAGAAATCACATCATCAATAGAGTGGGAAGGTACTTCTAAGTGGCACGTAGGCATAGCAAATACTGCCTTAGGCGCGGTTGACCCTCCAATACCAAATGTAAGTGCAAACGAGTTTTGCACGCTCGTAGTTGCTCCAATAAGGTCTTCGAACAAGTCTGCGCTATCTCCAGCGGTGCTGTCAGATAGGTAGCAGGTAAAGCTTCCAGAAATATTTCTACCCCCTGTAACATGCCCAATAGGCTCATTAACTTTACAAAGAGTTTCAGGAGTTAAGTACGTAATACCGTTCTCCAGAGTAATGTTTCCACCCGTTAGTGTAACATTATAAACACCATTAGAAGACGCTCCTGGGAACGTTGTTGTATTTGCAGCCGTAACCGTTAAAGAGGTTAAGCGGTTACGAATAAAGTTAGTAGTAGACGAAACACCTGTAGCAATTGCTGCGCTGGCGTCAAAAGTAGCCTCTTCACTAATCTTCTTGCCAAAGCCGCTCCAACTAATCATTGCAATACCATCGATTTCAAAATCAACAGACGCGCTATTTGCAACGCAATCCGCAATCTTATAAATAGTTACATCGCCGCCTGAGGCCGCGTAGTTTGAAGTTGCATGGTCACAGGCGCCCAAAACAAAGTAAACGTTAAAAGTACCTAGCGTAGACTTGTTAGAGTCATCAAAATCAAATGCAACTGTATTCGTGCTTTTAGTTACTCCTGCTGTCCATGCGCCAGAGGCTGCTGTATAAGCATTTACGGCAACAAAGTTTGCCCAAAGACATTCTTCAACAGCTAGACTCGTAGTTGCCGCGCCTGCGTTTGGCCGAACGTATGCATCAAATGCCCACTCTGCCGGAGCAAGTGAGTCGTTAAACATAGTACGTCCTCGACGGCTAACGCCTGTGCTACTTTCCATTTCGCTTAAAGCGATTTCGCTTGTGTTTGTGCCTTGTGAAAAGGAGTACCCATCCAGTACGGGAACTTCCCATATATTAGTACCTTGTTCAATATATACTTTAGTATTTCTACTAAACTGTAGACTTGCCATAGTTTATCTCCTATGTATCTTGAAAGGGTCTTGGACGTGAGCTTTTGCTCCTGCCAGCCGTTTCTAGTAACGAACCTCGACTAGAATCTCTCCTACGCCGTAAGGATCCAAAACTCCTTCATCAGTATCTATACTAATAATGGAGATTTGTTGTGTGGTTTGAGCAACACCCTGTCTGTCCGTATAGGAAAGGCGGGAGTTTACTTCTAAAGAAGTTTCTACGTCTTCTAGTAATTTGTCTAGAGCCTCTACAGAATCTTCTTCATTAATATAAATACGAACTGTAATAGACAGATACCTATCTTTGAATCCGCCCCCTTGATAGTCTCTAGACTCGGAGCCGGCGTTTAAGTGAATTGCGGGAAACTCTTCTACTTCATCCCAGAACTTAAGTCTAGGGTGAACATTCTTGTATACATTTGATAGGTACTCTCCCGTACCGTCGATAAGCTTTAGCTTTGATACAAGAGCATTAACTATTGACTGTCTTCTACCTGTGTAATTACGTGCAGCCATTATACTCTCCTAGTATAGAATCTTCCCATTGCTAACCCCGCTGCGATTTCGCGTATAGACGTATCAATAAGCGTTCTTGGGTCTCTATCTGCAGAGCCCTGTGCGCCGCCGGTCTCAAAGGTCTGGTAAGGGCGTTTCATATATGTATACCCAATACTGGGAAAACCTTTTGCAGTTACTGCCATATCTGTTACTTGTACAGAGCCGGCGAACCTACCCGTTCTGTTGTTTAATCTTGGCGACCCCATGTTCTTTGCTACAGTTTGGGGCAGCTTATCTTGTAATATTCCTAGTATAGCCCCTAAATTAGGAGTAGTTGCCGAAGCGGTCTGTCTTTTACGGGTGCTGCGTTTGCGGATAATAGTGGCGGCACCTACTTTACTACTGCTTGCCTCTTTAGTGGACTTATGCTGTGTTTTGCGTTCTGCGTTCCTATCCGGAGAAGTTACTTTTTTATTTTTAAGCGGCTTACCCGATAGGTTTTCCATTAAGGCTCTTGTGATTTTTTGCTTCAAAGTTGAAGAGCCGTCCGCATTAACTAAATCTTTAGTATAATCAGTAGCAAAGTCTCGAAAAGCTGCTTTTACAGCTTTTTCATAGGAGGCGTCTCTACCGATGTTAACTGTACCTACCTGAAAATTTACACTAGAAAGATAATCATCTCTTAAGTTACCTTGAGGATCGACTATTTGAGTATGACGGGTAACTAACTTTCCTATTTCTGCTCGTATATCTGAAGGTAGTTTTACTTGCGCAGCGTACGCCTCAAAAGCGTTACCTAAAGACTCTATATCTTCCGGAGCTATTGTGGCCATTGCGCTTGCTATTTGTACCTGTGAAACCGCTGAGCCTTTCACTCCGTGCCCCTTGTGCAGATTCCTAGAGAACTTTTTGCCCTCCTCTGTTGTTAAAAGGTTGTGCTTTTTAAAGTATTCTACTATTTTCTTTTTTACAGAATCGATAGAGTACCTAAAGCTTCTAACCACAAATAGCTGTTGTTCTAGTTTCCAGCTTCGGGGTAAGTGTAGGTCAGGAAGCTTATTTTTAAGTACCGCGTATCTTAACTCTTCCTTGTTCTTGTAAAGATTATGCAGTTTAAGGGCTTGCGCTCTAGCGGCTTTAGTTGCTTCTCGGTAGTGGTGGTCTGAAATTATCTTCGTGCTTTCACCAAAAGTATCTATAATTGCTTTTTTTAACTGGTCAGGCCCCGGTAGTACTAGCAGCTGACCCTTTTGTCCCTCTACTTTAGTACGCATTTCTATTTCTAGGCGCGCCAAAAGAGGTTCTTGGTATTTAGAATCAAAACTAGACTTAGACATTAGTAGTTCTTATACAAATCAAGCACTCGCTTAATATGGTCTGGAAACGCTACATTTGCCGAGCTGTTTGAAGACGGGTTATCTACGGAAGCACCCGAGAGTGACTGCCTTTCTTTATATTCGTTCTTATAGTAGAACCTTACTAAGTCTACTAAAGCCAGTTTTAAGTCTGCAGGAGTAGATGGGTACCCCGCTTTATATGTTACTCTTACCGAACCGAAACCTTGTTCCCAGTCCTTACTAACTCGAAAAACGCTATCTGTAGAAACGTCTACGTGATAGTCTGTGGCTGCGAGTGTTTCATAAGCAGCAGTTTCTGAGGTTCTAGACTGTATGGAGGTTACTGAAACAAGAGGGCTTTCAGTAAGCTGAACAACATTACTTGCCCATCTCATAGAAAACTCCTCTACTTTGTCGGAGTAGTAATAGTCAACAATGCTATTACCACAATAAGTTTTTACTAATTGACTAACGGAATTAACAAGAAGCTCGAGCTTAGTGTCCTCTTTAGTTGAAGACAGCCCTTCGTATTCCTTATATTCATCCAATGTTAATAAGTTTGCCATATTCTATAAATCCATTAGTAAAAACTTGGGGGAGATAAACTCCCCCTCGTTTCTATACTTTTTCAGTATTAAGCGTCAGTACGAATCAATTTAACAACAGATACGTCAGTAGTACCGTTATTACCCACAAGCTGATTAAAGCCAAGTGATTGACTAGCAACAATTACATTGCGTTGCATCAGTACTTCGTAGTCCTGCTCAACTGATACACCACGCAGACGAGGAATAACGTGATTCCTAACGTTAACTGCATAGCCTACAGAAGCTGCGTTAGCTTCAGCTTCGAGCTGGTCAGATACAACTACAGGAGTACCATAGATTGCGCCTACAGAGCCTGTGATCTTAGTAGCTATATTAGAGCCTACATCTGTGATATCAGCAAAGCCCGGATCAGCA